TAAAATTATGGCCTTATCAAGAGATCGTAATCAAAGGAATGTTGAATCGCAATTTCTGCATGAACGTATGGGGTCGTGGTGCTTCCAAGTCTTTCTCTGCTGCGGTATTCTGTTTTTTGCAATGCATCTTTGAGCCTAAGAGCAAAATTCTAATTGCTGGTCCTACATTCAGAACAGCAAGAAGTATTTTTAATTCAATAGAAAAGATTACTGAGTCTAAAGGCGCAGATTTATTGATGCAAGCGTTCGGCGCAAAATCAAAACGCAATGACGAATATGATTGGTCAATAAACGAAGGCTCTATCAAAGCTATTCCTCTAAGCGGTGAAAAGATTCGTGGTTTCCGTGCTAATGTTCTTGTACTAGACGAGTTTTTATTATTGCCAGAAGATATTATTAAAAACGTATTGATGCCATTCTTGATTGTTCCTCAAGACATTAAAGAACGTATTAGTATTCGTGAACAAGAAGATGAATTAATTCGCCAAGGCGCAATGACACAAGCTGATCGCATGGAATTTAAGAATACTTCCAAGATGATTGCCCTTTCCTCTGCTTCTTATACTTTTGAAAACCTTTATAAAACTTATAAAGAGTGGTGCGATAACATTTATTCTAAAGAGCCAACAAGTGCAACTTACTTTGTATCACAATTAAGTTATGAAGCTTTGCCGCCAGAGATGATTGACTCTTCTATTACAGAAGAAGCTCAAAACGGTGGCTCTTCTCATGCTTCTTTCTTGAGAGAATACTGCGCTCAGTTTACTGACGGTAGCGATTCTTACTTCAGCATGAAGAAGATGGAAGAATGCACTCTTAAGTTTGAAGAAAGGCCACATTCTCAAATCAGAGGAGATTCTGGCAAGCAATATATCTTAGCAATGGACCCTAACATGAGCGACAGTCCAAATGCTGACTATTTTGCAATGGCAATTTTAGAAATAGACCGAGAAAATAAGAATGATGTTCTTGTTCATGCATACGCAGGTCTTGGAAGCTTAAATAGTCATATTAAATATTTTCATTACTTAATGACTAGCTTTAATATTGTTTATATCATTTGCGATAATGCTGGTGCTGATATTTTCTTCAACACTTATAATGAATCTCAGTATGTAAACTCGGAATCTGAGAAGATAAAGTTTATTGACTTCGATTCTGATCTTGAGGGCATTGAATACACAAAGATGGTTCAGAAGGCTAAGAGTCAATATAATCTTGAGAATAGACAAATAGCAGTAACTCAGGTATTCACAACTACATTTATTCGAAGAGGTAACGAAAATCTGCAAGCAGCCATTGACTATAAGAAAATTTGGTTCGCATCTAAAACTGTAGCCAATGAATCTTTCTTTAATGAAGAAATAAACAAGAGAATACCTGAAGATCTTATATTCATAGAAGACATTAAAGATTGGAATAAGCTAGACCTTATAGAACATCAAGATTTATTGGTTTACAATACCAAAAAGCAATGCTCGCTTGTAGAATTTACTACTAGCAGCCGTGGATCTGTTAATTTTGATTTACCTCAACACTTAAAACGCTCCAATTCCCCTAACAGAGCAAGAAAAGATAATTACACGGCTTTAATGTTAGCGAAATGGGGTTCCAAATGCTATAATGATATCATGACTACTGAAAATAAAATAGTAGCTGCGGGATTTACACCAATTTTAATTTAAAATGTGTAATTAATTATTAGGCTTATGGCAAAGGTTAAAAAAGAAAAATTTGAGGAATCTTCTTTCGCTCCAATGATGGTAGAAGGCTCTACTCCTGCTCATGGCGGCGTAGCAAGCAAAGTCACTGAAACGAGAAGCCGTAGAAATGCCGCATCAACGATTGAGAGAACAGATCGTTTTCGCAATATCGATGATGGAATGGTGCCATTTAACTATGCCACTGGATATAATTACAATAAGTCTAATATTGACGTAAGAGATACTGTAATTTTATGCCAAAAAGCTTATTATAATTTCGGTCTTTTTAGAAATACCATTGACCTAATGTCAGAATTGTCTTGTGGTAACATTCATCTTAAAGGTGGCAATAAAAGCGCAAGAGATTTCTTTCAAGCCTTATTTAACAAGATAAATATTACTGCTCTTCAAGACAAATTCTTTAGAGAGTATTATCGTTCTGGAAATGTTTTCATTTATAGATACGATACTACCATAAGAGAAGAAGATGTGTCTAAAATTAGCCAAGTTTTCGGATCTGAAGCTTTGGCGGCAAAAGTTTCTCTCCCTGCTAGATACATAATTATTAATCCAGCAGATGTTCAAGTAAATGGTAACCTTTCTTTCAATAGAGGGCAGTATTATAAAGTATTGACTGATTATGAACTTGAGCAAATCAGACATCCAAGAACAGAAGAAGACAAAGAAATATTAGACTCTCTTGATCCATTAGTAAAAGAGCAAGTTTTAAAAGGAAAAGCTACAGCAGTTCTCTTACATTTGGATACCAAGAAATTCTATGCTGTATTCTACAAGAAGCAAGATTATGAACCTTTTGCTGTGCCTATGGGTTTCCCAGTTCTTGAAGATATTAGCGCAAAAATCGAAATGCGCCGTATGGATATGGCTCTTACAAGAACAATCCAGCAAGTTATCTTGCTCGTAACAATGGGTGCTGAACCTGACAAGGGCGGCGTTAACCAAGAGAACTTAAAAACAATGCAAAATCTCTTTGCTAATCAATCAATTGGCAGAGTTTTGATTGCAGACTATACAACAAAAGCAGAGTTTGTTATCCCTCAAATTGCTGACATTCTTGATCCTAAAAAGTATGAAGTAATTGATAAGGATATTAATATTGGATTAAATAATATCTTAATAACAAACGAAAAATTTGCTAACACTAGCGCAAAGATTTCTTTATTGAGTCAAAAATTATTACAAGCTAGACAAGCTTTCGTAACTGACTTTCTGCTTCCTGAAGTAAAGAGAATTTCTAAAGAAATTGGATTTAAAGTATTTCCTACTCCTTTCTTTGAGGATATGGATCTCAAGACAGATCAAAATCTTAACAGAATTTATACTCGTCTTATTGAACTCGGAGTTCTCACTCCAGAAGAGGGTCTTAAGGCTATTGAAACAGGAGTCCTTCCAACTCCAGATGAGTCTGTTCAGTCTCAAACATCATTTGTTGATTTAAAAGACAAAGGATTCTATCAACCTTTAATTGGTGGTCCTAAAGTAGAAGCGGGTAGACCCGGAGGAACTACAGGGATTAAACAAGCTACCAAAAATGTTAAGCCAATCGGCACTTCTTCTAAAGCTAATTACAGCGTTATGAAATTAAAAGATACTGTACAAGCTACCAGCAGATTAGGAGATGAAGTAGAAGCTTCTTTAAAGAAGAAACATAAGCTTAAAAAGCTAAACGATAAACAAAAAGAAGTTGCCCTTGATATTACTAAAATTATTGTCGCTAATGAAGACAAATCTAATTGGACTTCTAAAATAAATGAATATATTGAAACTCCTGTAGATAAAAATCCTCAAAGAATTGAAGAAATTCACGAAATAGCTTGCGAGCATCAAGTCGATTCTTACATGGCTAGTTTGCTGTACCATAGCAAAATATAATGGCTACAAATAGAGTAATATATAATAACGAATTGCTATTCGTTGGACCTGCTCCAGCGAGTGGTTACTTTTTTTCTGATCCAAATGGCAACTTGTTTAATACTGGGGTTTACAATCTAATTCAACCTCTTAAAAGAATAAATCAATTCAGTTATCAAATCAATACTCAGCCATTAAGATTCTCAGAGATTGGAAACGCTTCTGCAATTTATGATTATACCTTAACTCCTCCTGACGTTAGCATTAGTTTTAATTATAATGTAAAAGATTTAAGAAATGAAGCTCGTATGGGTTTCTACGTTGACCTTGGGCCTCCAAACTTAGATCAATTTAATGGTGGTCAAGTTTATCCTAGTGGCAATATCCTTTCTGGATTTTCTTTTGGAGATCAAAGTTACGCTTTTAATACAGACCTGACTCAGGCCACCAATAATACCTTTAAGTATCCATTCAAATACAGAGATCAGCGTAATTTATTCTTAACTATCACTCCAAATAATACAGACGCAATAGGAAATAATATTTCTGGCTTTCCAGTCTTAGCTTTTGGCAATTGCTACATAACTTCTTATGGAGTTCAGGCTCAAGTAAATGATTTTCCTAAAGCTACTGTTAATTATGCGGCTCATAATGTAATATACTATTCTTCTGGAATAAATGCAACATCTCCTTACCTAGATCCAAAAAGTGGCTCACTAAATACTGGGGTTCGTTTCAATATTCCAAACTACAATTCATTAGTAGAAGAAACTGGAAATGCTATTTCTGTTTTGCTTCCCGGTGAGATTGTTATTGATATTTATGATGTAAATTCTACTTCTAAAACTAAGTCTAATAGAATAGTCCAAGATGCTGCAATACAAAGCTTCAACTTTAGCGTTCCTCTAGAGAGAGAGCCTTTAAAAACATTAGGCTATGTTTATCCAGTAGATAGACAAATAAACACTCCAATTACTGTTGAAGGTTCTTTTTCTACTATTTATAGGAATTTAAACTATTCAGGAGATTTATTATCAGATATAAAGTCTAATTCTAAATACGATATTGTTATCAAGATGAATAAGAGTTCTGATACGATTATTAGATACGATATCAGAGGCGCAAAATTCAAAGACTTGTCTTACGACTCTTCAATCGGTGCAAATGCTGTTTTAGATTTTAGTTTTTATTGTGATATGGATCTAAATTCTTATCCTCATTCTAATGGTTTGTTTATGAGCGGACTACTAAAAGGATTAAGTTACACGAATTTTAATACTAACGGTCCATTATAATTTCCTTAATAGGTAAATTTTAGTGTATAAATAATAAGCTACAAAATATGAATCTACAGGGTTTAGAAATTGAAATCTTAGAATCAAAGAGGTCTGGGCCTAAAAGCTCTGCTCAGACCCCTTCGAAACCCTCTGAAAGACGCAAAGGATCTGCGAAAAATCCTGCCGGTAGCGCAGGTACAAAAAGCGACAAAGCAATACAGTTTTCTGCTAAAGTAGTAGAAGCTCTAAAAGCTAAAGTCAAAGAACACAACAGCAAATATTCTAAAAAAGTTTCTCTTTCTCAATTAAAGAAAGTATACCGCAGAGGCGCAGGTGCTTTTAGTTCAAGCCATAGACCCGGAAAGACCAGAGGACAATGGGCAATGGCCCGTGTGAATACATTCCTAAGAATGATGGCCGGTAAACCAGTTAAAGATTCTTATCGCAAAGCTGATAGCGATGTAGCTAGAGCTTCAGAGATTGATATTTCTGATTCTTGGGAGCCAAATGATGATGACTTTTCTCAAGCAGATACTGATATTCAAGACTATAATCTTGATTATGATTTTGAAGATGAGAATGATTTATACTTAGATACAGAGCAAGAAAAAGCAAACTGGTTAGAATATATTTAATATGAAAAACAAAGAACTAGAAATAGATATCTCCTCTAAGATTATCGCCGCAGATAAAGAGAAGAAGACTCTCAATAAACCTTTTAGAACTCCTAAAGGGCCAAAAAAGTTCTCTGTTTATGTAAAGAACGACAAAGGTAATATCGTTAAAGTTAATTTCGGTGATCCAAACATGGAAATTAAAAGAGACGATCCCGCAAGAAGAAAGAGCTTTAGAGCTAGACACGGTTGCGATAAAAATCCCGGCCCTAAATGGAAAGCAAAATATTGGTCATGCAGACAATGGAGAAGCTCCGCTCCAGTCGAAGGTTCAGTTGCTATGGAGTCAGAGGCTAATAAAGGCTTGTGGTACAATATCCAAAAGAAGAAACAACGTCTTGGTAAAAATTATAAACCAGCAAAGCCGGGGGATAAAGATTATCCAGATAAAGAGGCTCTCAAAAAGGCTCAAGCAGAAGAAGTAGATTGGGATGGCATTACATTTTTAGAAGAAGAACAGATTTTGGCTCTTTATCCTGAGTTAGCTCAGATTGTAGCTGAACCTGATGAAGAAATGGAAGAGATGGATGAAGAAGGAGAAATGGAAGAGTATAAAAATGAGTATTTAGAAATGTCTTTGGGTTCAATTGCTTCGATTAAGACTCATGCCGAAAATATTCTTAACGCCATTAATGATGAGAAAATTAAAGAAAACTTAACAGAACCTTTCTTGCAAGCCAAAATTGCTATCACAGAAGATTACATGATAATGATACATAATTATGTAATGTTCGCTCAAGAGAGCGATGCTTCTTATCCTATGGGACCAATGTTCATGGTTGGAAATATGGTTAAGAACGTAAACAAAGACTGTGATCATTATGGAAGCGAAGGAGTTATAAAAGAAATCAAAGATTTACCCAATCGCATGGGTAAAGTGATTTCTTATGAAGTTACAAATGAAGGTCCAACATACAAAAAGGGAGATCTTCTTACTAAAACGCAAGACCAGTTAGTTCAAATAGCTTAAAGAGTGTATAAATACTAAAGGATATGAATATACTGTCTGCAATGTTGGAGTTTCAAAATCAAGTCAAAATTTTCCATTGGCAAACTTATGGTTATTCAGAGCATCAGAGTTTTGGAGAATTATATGATAGCCTTTCTGGACATATTGATGAATTTGTTGAAATTTTCATGGGTAAATATGGGCGCATCATTGCAAAAGATTCATTTGTGCTAACTCTTCAAAATTACAAATCCGTTAGCCCATTGGAGGCAATGAATAATTTTATTTCTTTCCTTAGCTCTGATCTACCTTCTCAGCTAGACCCTGCTAAGGATACTGATCTTCTAAATATCAGAGATGAAATTTTAGGAAGCGTTAATAAAACTAAATATTTACTAACTTTAAAATGAAAGAATTTATAAGAAACGGAGTTCCTTCAGTATCAATCAGTACTGTTAATTTTACAACTACCGGCGTTGTAATCCAGCCGCCAAGTGTTGGTAGAATTTATATTACTGATGTTATTGCTACTAATTCTGCTATAACTTTAACTAATGCTTCTTCTGTTACTTCTGGAAATGTTTTAGCTTATGTAGCTCAAGGTAATTGTAATTTTTCTGTACCTGTTAGAGTTCCTGATCTTTCAGGAGTAGCAATTTCTACAGCTAGTGCAATCGGCAGTATTAATTATTTTCTAGAATAAATATGAATTTTGATTTTTCAACAACGTTTAGTTCCTCAATAAGACCTTTAGTATCTGAGGAAAAAGATAAATATCTATCATTAGCCAGTCTAGTTGACGTAGGGAATTTCATTCCTGAAGTCAATGCTGATTCTAATATGGATCTTTTGCCTATTGCATTTAATGCTTGTGTTGTAAATCGTGTTAATAAAAATGGAGATGTAATTGATTCTTCTATTGCCACTGAAGTATACAAAAATTTTATAAATAAGCCAATTAACATTGAACATAATCGCTCAAATGTAGTTGGTGTTATTTTATCAGCAGGATTTTCTGAGTTTGGAACGGATTTACCTCTTACAGAAGAGCAAGTAAAAGACAAAAAAGAACCATACAACATTACTCTTGGCGGCGTTGTTTGGAAAATCGTAAATAAAGATCTAGCAAATGTAATAGAAGAGTCAAACGATCCTACTTCCAATAACTACATGAAAGTTAGTGCCTCTTGGGAGCTAGGATTTAATGATTTTGAGATAGCTGTCTTAGAAGGCGGCGAGAAAAATATAGAGAATGCTTCTATCATTTCTGACAAAGAAGAGATTGAGAAGATCAAAGGCAAATTAACCGGATACGGAGGCAGCGGAAGAATAAGCGAAAATCAATCTGTTTACCGTAAAATTAAAGGAAGAGTGCTTCCTTTAGGAGTTGGCTTAACTGCGAATCCTGCCGCTGATGTCGCCGGTGTTAGTATTAAAAAACTAGAATCAGAAGAAATGATACAGCAAAAAGCAGAAGAAATTTCACAAACCCTAGAATCTAATGTAATTATCGAAAGAAAGAATATGAAAATATCTGAAGTATCGCAAATTACTGATGAGTTGCTTAAAGAAGCAACCGCTTCTTCCATCAGAGATTTCATTGGAGAGCAACTCAAAGAAGCCTCTGAGAAATTTGCTGCTGAGAAGAAAGCAAAAGAAGACGCAATCAAGAATGCTGAAGAGAAGTACGCTAGTCTCTCTACTGATTCTGAAAACCTAAAGAAAGAACTTGAGACCCTCAAGCAATCTTTAGAAACCCTACAACAAGAAAAAGCTTCTAAGGAGAAGCAAGAACTATTCTCTTCCAGAATGGCTGGGCTTGATGAAGAGTTTGATCTTGATTCAGAAGATAGGGAAGTAATTGCTAACGATATCAGAGATTTAGACGATGATTCTTTCGCCGCCTACAAAAAGAAAATGGGCGTTCTAATGAAGGAGAAGAACAAAGCTTATAAAGCCTCTAAGATGCCAAAAGAAGAGAAAAAAGAGACAATGGCTACAGAGGACAAGCAATCTGTTGCTTCTACCGAAAATGCTACTGTCGTTGATGACGCTATTAGCAACGGAACTCAGCAAACTGACAAGATCACTGCTGGCGTTGTTACTCCATCAAAGACAATTAAGCAAAAATATCAATCAGCTTTTAATGACGAAGGCTTCGTTATTACAAAATAAACAAACAATAAATATATAATAGGAAAACACTATGCCATATTCATCTACTAAAAGATTAATTAAACCATTTCGTGGTTATGGTGAGCATGAAGTTATCAACATGTTCGCTTTTGATCTCGAAACTGTAAACAAAGGAACTTTCGTTAAAGTCCTTGGCTCAGGTTGGAGAAACACTGACGACGCTCTAAACATTCTATCAAATGGTGCTGTAGGAGCTTCTTACAGCAACGTCGTTTCTGATCGTTATTCCACCACTGCTCGCGTTACTACTGCTGGCACTGGAGACTTGGGCAAGGTTATCGGAATCCTTCTCAATGACGTTCGTGAAACAGACGAAAACGGCGAGAAACTTATCTATAACCCTCGCAAAGCTGCTGAGTTGAGCGCAGTTGTCTCTGGACAAACTGTTCCCGTTCTCAAGCGCGGCATCATCTTGGCTTATGCAACTGGAGCTACCGCTGGTAACTCCGCTTTCATCAATGCTAATGGTGAATTGGAAACCAATGCTGCCATTTATGGTGGTAGCGGTGGTGCTAAGGTTGGAACTTATTTAGGTTCTGCTGATACTGATGGCTATGCCTTATTGAACCTCGACCTATAATAACCAACAAGAACAACTAACTAATTAACTAAATAATATGAGACTTAAATTAAAAAATACGCCAGAACAAGTAGAGCTAATCAAAAAGGTTGGTTCTCGCAATGTCGTTGAGTCCGCTGAAGCTATGGAGGCTTTGGCCGCTTTCGTTGGACCAGTTATCCAAAAGGTACTCGCTCAAGCTGGTACTGCCGGTATGATTTATAGAGATATGGAGTTTAATGAGGACGATAGTCCTTCTTATCCTCTTGATCTCTATTACAATGAGGCTGCTGGTCTAGTTTCCGTCTGGGCACAAAATGTTGCTGGTGGTCTACCCTCCAACTACATGGATCAACCAGTTCAAGAGTTGAAGATTGCTACTTATCGTCTTGACTCTGCTGTTTCCTTCAACAAGAAGTATGCTCGCAAAGCTCGTCTTGACGTAGTTAGCGGAGCTTTGGATCGTATGGCTCAAGAGGTTCTTGTTAAGCAAGAGCGCAATGCTTGGGCTGTTATTCTTAAGGCTCTAGCCAACGCTTCCACCAAGGATGGACGTTCAGTTGCTTTCGGAACTTCTGGAGCTTTGAAGCACATTCTCTCTCCTGCTCAAACTTTCTCTGGAGCTACATTTAATCTTCAAATGTTAAATGATTTGATCCTCCGCACCAAGAGAATTAATGTTTCTTTTGCTGGTGGTACTCCTTCTGATAATTCTGCTCGCGGCTTGACTGATCTTTTCGTCAGTCCTGAAGCTAAAGCCAAGATTCGTCAGTTCTCATTCAATCCTCTCTTTGCAACTACTTCCACTACTCAAACTCAATTGTCTGAGGATGTTCGCACTGAGATCTTCAGAGGTGGTGGTATGGAAAGCCTCTTTGGCATTAATATCATTGAGTTGCTTGAGTTGGGTGCAAGCCAAAAGTATAACGTTCTTCTCAGTAACTTTACTGGTGCTAATACCTATACTGATATTAACGGAAGCAACTCTGCTGCTTTCGCCAGCACAGAGGAAATTGCTATTGGACTTGATCTAAGCCGCGATGCTTTCATTCGCCCAGTTGCTACAAACGCTGAGAGCGGTGGACAACTCACTGTTCTTCCTGATGATCAATTCATCACTCGCGCCGAGAAGACTGGATTCTACGGATTCCTAGAGGAAGGCCGTATCTGTATCGACGCTCGCGCTGTCGTCGGTATGAGATTCGATGACGTATAAAATCTAAGTTAGGTTTTAACCCCGGAGGCAACCCCTCCGGGGTTTTTTATTTTACATTTTTAACTATATGTATTAATATAAGGTATGGCTAAAAAGAAGAAGCAAAAGATTGACGACTTGAGTCAAACTCACGCCAAGATCGAAGAAAAAGAATATCAAACTCTTGACCAAATTCTTGGTGATTCTGGTGCTGATAAATATGGTACTTTTAGTGAAGATGAGTATTGGAGTCAGCTAAATGCAATGACTAAAAGCGACCTTCAAAATCATGCTCTTAAGATGAATCTTATTCCCGTTGACAATATGAAGATGCTAAGAGAGCGATTGTTGAACGAGTTTCGCAGATACAATAATTCTTATTTGAGAGTATCCAGCACTAAGAAAGTTTTAGATACTAGTGTTTCTGATACTGTAAAGAAAATTTTAGCCGAAGGAAGATAATACATATATATGGAACAGACTAATCAACAGCAACCACAGCAACCTCCATCTGTAAGAGATCTACCAGATCCTACGCCGCAAATTGCGCTAAACACTTTTGTAGGCTTGGGTCGTCAAAGCAGATTGAGTTATGATGAGCATGTATATCTTGATAAGTGTACTGCTGCTCTTCAAAATCTAATCAGTAACGCAAAGGGACCAGAGATTCCTCCATTCCCAAAGATGCAGGTCTAAAATATTAGATCAAAATATTAGAAACGCAATCTTTAGCTCTCGATTTTTAGGGGGCTAAAGATTTTTTTGTGTAAATAATAATAAGGTATAAGGTTTTAAAATGGCGCAATTTGCTATAGATGAATTATTCACTACGGGCGTTCAGATATCTGGTTTTATATTTGATCGTTCTTACAGTTTAGGAATTGCCGGTCAAGTCCTAACAGCTACGTCATCTGGAGTGATGTGGCAAGCAGATTCAAGCAATGCGGATCTTTCATCTTTAAGTGGACAAATTGCTGCTACTGGAACCTTATTAAATAATAGGATAAATTCTCTTAGCGGTTACTCTGATGCGACCTTCGCGACGATAACGAACCTAGCTACAACTGGTTCTGTCCTTGATACGAAGATCAACACTCTGAGTGGTTATTCCAACGCGAACTTTGCGACGATCCTTAACTTAGCTGCAACTGGTTCGGTCCTTGATACGAAGATTAACACTCTGAGCGGTTACTCCAACAGTACCTTCGCGACGATAACGAACTTAGCTGCCACAGGTTCGACTCTTAACGCTAGAATTAATTCTCTAAGTGGTTATGCAGGTAGCACTTTCTTATCTGGTCAAGGAGTGGCTAATTGGACCGCTCGCTGGAACGGGACTAAAGAATTAATTACAGGTAGTATTTATGATTTAGGAACTGGAGTTGGAATAGGTACGACAAGTCCTTCTGCCAAACTAGAAGTTTTTAGCGGAAATGCTATTATTAGAAATGATAATCCCGGTGGCGTAGCTTCTTTATACATAAGAAATTGGGCAACAAATCCAGCCACCCAATTGGTTTTTGGTAATTCGACTAGTGACGATTCAAGTACTACATTAGATTTAAGTGCTAATGTTTTTTCTATTACGAATTATGGTGATCCGGGTAGTTATATCAAATTTGGAACTCGTAATCTATCAACGGCTGAGATTAGAGTAACAATTGATCCAAGTGGAAGAGTTGGGATAGGTACAGAAATTCCATCTACATTGTTATCAATTGGCGGTGCGGGTTCTACTACTGCTTTAAGTGGTATAACTTTTGGCGCAGATAGTCAAGCTAATTTATATAGAATATCTTCCTCAAGGATTAAAACAGATGGTAATTTTACTATTGATGGTCAAGGAGGAGGAGCTTCTTCTTTAGTATTAAATAGAATTTCTGATTCTTATGAGAATGGAATGACTTTTAATACAGCAGGAGTAACTGACTGGTATTTTTATGTAGATAATGGTAATAATAATTTACAAATACAAAGATCATCTGAATTAGACCCTCGTCCAAGAGTTCGTTTTGATGGAGCCAATAGTAATATTTTATTTAATTTAGGAGGAGGAAATGTCGGCATAGGAACCGATACTCCAGCAGGAAGATTACATGTATCTGGAGCAGATGGTAATGTTCTTTTTTTAAAGCAAGGAGTTACTGGTTCTCAGGGGGGTATTTATTTTGAAAATGCAGATGGTTTTGCCACTTCTTCTGCTAGACTTTACTTCATAAGTGGTGATTCAGTTTTATTTACAAGAGGTCCAAGTAATTTGGCTTGGAGTGTGTCTCAAAATGCAAATGTTGGAATTGGAGTAAGTAATCCTTCTGAAAAATTAACAATCACTGGTGCCGTTAAGATTTTAACAAGAGATGGAGCTAATTTTAAAGTTGGTGATGGGTCAAATAATAATACATTTTTAGAAATTGACTATCCTGACATTTCTAGTGCTAATGCTTATTTTAGATTATTTAGAAATACAAATACAAACGGTGGGAAGTATTTTCAAATACTTAAAGGAGATGGCACTGCTGGATCTCAAACTCTTTTAAATGCCAATGGAGATTCCCATATTAATGCAGTTGCAGGAAACCTTGGAATAGGAACAGATAGCCCCACTCAGAAACTTCAAGTAAGTGGAACAGTAAAAATACAATCATTAGGAGTTTATTCTGATCCTACGGATAATGCAGCGTTCTTAAATTACGACACAAACGGCGGAATATTTACGCTTTCCGCTAGGAGTGATGCTGGTAATACCTATATGGCCTTCAGAACTTCTAATGGAGGTACTGGAAGCGAAAAAGTTAGGATAACAAATAATGGAAACGTTATTATCGGTAATACTACTGCTTACGCAGGATTAACAATATCAGATGTTGCAGCTAATGATGGAAACGACAGTTTAGCATTTTTCTATAGAGGAACAGCGGGGGCGCATGAATCTTTAATTAGATTTTATGACTTTAGAGGTCAGAATAATGCATCAATTGGAAATCATTTGCAAGATGATGGTGTAGGTACTCAAAAAGCTGATTTAGTTTTCAAAACCGCTCGTAACTCTTCTCCTATAGAGAGAATGCGTATTACAAATGCTGGAAGTTTACTAATAGGAGATACCACACAAACATATGGTCCTACAACATTGGGTTATATGTTTGGAGTAAAAAGTCAAGTATATCAATCATTTATATCTATTGCAAAATCAGGACAGACTTTAGATTCAGGAGGCATTATTTTAGGGTTAGATACGACGACGGCATACCTTTGGGCAAGAGAAAATATACCTATTAGTTTTGGAACTAATAATAATGAAAAATTTAGAATTTCTGCGGATGGAAATCTTGGTATAGGCACAGCTTCTCCAACCACCCTCTTGTCAGTTGGTGGAGCAGGTTCCACTGCCGCCGCAAGCGGTTTGACTTTTGGAGGAGATGCTCAAGCAAATTTATATAGATCTGCTGAAGATACAATTAAAACAGATGGCTCTTTAGAAGTCACTACTAATTTAAATATTGGAGCAGATCTTTATGTAGCTGATGAATTAGGAGTTGGCGTACCAATTGCTAATAAGAGAGTTAATTATGGCGCACAAATTGCTACTGCTAATGCCTCTATTCAATTAGTTCTAGGAAGAACGGCTAATGCTACTGGCCAAGGAGCAATTGGAGCAGATGCGAATAATACTTTTGCTGTATGGAATGTAAGCGGCGGACTTTCCAAGCAAATGGTGGTTTCTCAGCAAGGAAATGTTGGCATAGCAACAGATAATCCAGTTGCTAAACTTCATATTTCTGATCCAAGTAATAATGAACCTTGGATGTTGTTGGACATAAATGATACTTACTTTAAAAGAATAGTCTTTTCAGAGGAAAGAGCCGCTTATGGAAATACTGGTTATGGAGGTTATATTGGTTATGATGCTGATGCAAACACGGTATCTCTTGGAACATATCATGCTAGTGGGCATTATCGATCTTTAAATATTAAAAGAGAAGATGGTAACATTGGTATAGGCACAACAAATCCAGTATCTAAATTAAATATATTTTCTGAGACTGGAACTTCTCAAATTTTTAATCAACTTCAATTAACTAATTTAGGTACACTTAACCCCGGCAATATAGTAGGCATAGGTTTTGCTGCTGGCGAATCGACTCAGTATGGAGTAAAAGGCTCTATTGGTTTTGAAAGAACAGATAATTACGGAAGAGGATCTTTAATATTTTATACAAATAATACTGCCGGTACTGAATCAGTTTCTACAAGTAACGAAAGACTTCGTATTGCAGCAAATGGAAATGTAGGAATAAATACTGTATCTCCTAATTCTACTTTAAGAATAGATGGAAGTTTTTCTCAAAGAGCAAATGGAGGAGTATTTCAAGAATATAAAAATGTTACTACTTTTAATTTAGATAATTATGGTGTTGGCGGTTATGTAATTCAAACTCCTTTTAAATTAGGTGTTAATTATGAAATGTCAATTGTCCATGTAAAAGGATATAACTATGGAAATTCTTCACTTTACGATTTTAAAGTTATTTTTTATGATTACGGTCCTAGCCATGCGCCCATCAATTATTCTTTAATTGATTTAGGAAATGATGGTTCGCCAAAATACCTTGCTAAAGATGCCAACAATAATTTAGCTATTTGTTTTGGAAATAGTGGAGATTCTAGTTATTTTAATAGATTTACTGTAGACTGCATTACAACGAGAAATGGTTCTAGCGATTATTCTCAAGGTTGGTCAGCGTATCAAACTACTGGTTTAAATTATGGATTTGCTAGTACTGGAGTTTATCAATTAAATTCTCCAATAAATTTTAGAACTAGTAATTATGTAGGCATAGGTACAACAAATCCTCAATATAAATTAGATGTAAAAGGAGACGTATTTGTTCAAGGGAATTTAAGAGGAGATGATGGAGCTAGAGGTTATCTATTAGGTAAAGACACTTTAATAGGAGGAAGGTCTTATTTAGTATTAGATCCAGATAGTACTGATGGTGTTGGTGCTGGCAGTGATTATCTATATATAGCTCAAGAAAATACAACTGGAGTAATTAGTAATTCTGCAAATGGAGCAATTGTTTTTAGAGGCGGTTCAGAAAGAGTTCGTATAGACACTTCTAATGGTAATGTAGGTATTGGCACATTTAATCCGGGCTACTTATTAGATCTATATAAAGTTCCTGCTACTTCAGGCACTTTGCAGCCAATGCTAACGCTTAATTCTGATTATGCTAGTGCTACTACTACTAATTTTGGATCATCTATTGTATTTAAAGGAAGAACTGCTGGAAATGAACTTCAAGAAAATGCTCAAATAGCAGCTTACAATGAAAATGCAAATGATAATGGTTACGCTTTAGGATTTTATACTCGTCCTTCTGTTGCTGGTGGATTGCAGCAAAGATTAACTATTTTAAGAGGCGGAAATGTTGGTGTAGGTACAACAAATCCTCAGACCAAGCTAGATGTTCGTGGAACTCTTTCTGTATATCAATCAGCCGATAGTGATTACATTTATTTTGATCATGCGGGAGTTAATACTTGGCGCACAAGAGTAACAACAGATAATACAAGTACTTATGTTATCGGAAATGATGCTCCCGGAGTACCTCTTGCAAATAAAATATTAAATATAACTAATGCTGGCAAAGTTGGAATAGGTATAGTTAGTCCCGCAACATTACTTGGTATTGGAGGAGCAGGTTCTACAACCGCAGCAAGCGGATTAACTTTTGGAAATGATGCTCAAGCAAATTTATATCGTGTAGCAGAAGATACAATTAAAACAGATGGATCTCTTACAGTTGCTGGCTTAATTTATAACGGAAATAACGCTTACTATTCTTCTGTCGCTAAATCAACTACTGCAAATTGGGGTCAATATACAGTATTATTAGGAAATAATAGTTACTCTAATCAGCTTATACAAGTTACTGTTGATGGTGGTAATGTATCTTGGAATGGTATTTTTGTTGCTAATGCTTCTAATTCTTACCGTCCAACTGACATGTGGGGCAATGTTAAGTTATTAGAATGCTCTACTTATAACTGTAATACTGATGATGTTATATTAAATGTAATGTCTAACACTGCTCCAAATGGTTATGGATCAGTAGCTTTAGTATTAAAAACTAATGGATTAGTAAATGGTAGTTATGGCACTGGATACGCTAATGTAATTACGGTAACGTCAACTGGCCCAACACCAAATTCTTTTGTATTATCTTCAAGTTCATGGACTTCGCCTTATACTTATGTCACTTCTACTTCTGAAAATACAAAACAAATATATACTACTGAATCAGGAAGAGTAGGAATAGGAACATTTGCTCCTGCTTATAAATTAGATATAACTGGTCCAGCTACAGCAAATGGATCTACTCTTAGATTAAATGATGCCGCTTCATTATCAGATTCAAAACATCTTTTATTAACTAGGCTTACAGCTACTGGATGGATTGGTGTCGCTGGTTCTCAAACAAATGACCCATTATGTATTTCAAGAAGTAATGGTTATGATTTAATAGTTGATTCAAATGGTAAAATTGGCGCAGGAATATCTGCAAATCTTTCAGGAAATGTTCATATTAAAAATGCTAGTGCAGGAGATCAAACTCTTTTAGTTTTAGAACACTCTGCTGGTTATGGCACAAATACAGAGAACAGAATTGATTTCTATGATGATGAAGCTCATAAAATTGCAGCAAGAATAGCCCAATATTATTCAGCCGTAGCAGGTAACAGATGGGGATTAAAATTTTATACCAATTCTAGTGCTGCAATTAACTCTACTCCTGCTTTAACTTTGATGGGCAACAATAATGTTGGAGTTGGAACTACGAATCCAAATTATCAACTTACTGTAATTGGCGCAAATCAAGCAACCGCAAATGTAACTGATGCAGGTAACAAAGGCGGCTCAATATTAGTAGCAAGTTCTTTAAATAACTCAAATCAAGGTGGTTCAGTATTGTTTGCAAATGTAAATGATGCTGGAACATATACTCCTCAGTGGGCAATTAAATCTTTGTTCTTGAATGGAAATGGATATGGATTAGGCGATTTAGCTTTTTCATCTAGAAGAGCTACTGGAGATACTAGTTTAACGGAGTCAGTTAGATTCACTTATGATGGAAAAGTTGGAATAGGAACAGCAAGTCCCGGTGCTAAATTAGATGTAAATGGAGATGTATATATTTCGCCTAATACTGCTGGCAAAAATACATTTATACTTTCAACCAATGCTTCTAATGATGCTCGTTTGTTAATGAGAAGTGATACTACTACCAAAGTAGATATTCAAGCAAATGGCACATCTTATTTTAATGGTGGTAATGTAGGTATAGGAACTGCTTCTCCAACTACTCTCTTGTCGGTTGGTGGTGCCGGTTCTACAGGACCAGCAAGTGGTATAACTTTTGGCGGAGATGCGCAAGCTAATCTTTATCGTTCGGCAGAAGATACTATTAGAACAGATGGTGCATTTATAGCAGGTGGCTATATTAGAGCTTTAAGCTACGTTCAACTTTTAACTAATTTATATCCTGATTCTTATACAGATAATTTAAATCTTAATATAGGAAATCTTTCAGCAACTAATTGGGAAACTGCAATTAAGATCAAACCCGGATCTTATGTAGGCATAGGCACTACTCAGCCAAGTGGCAAGCTTCATATCGTTTCTTCTATTGCTAATGAAACTGTCCTAAGAGTAGATGGAACGAATGGAACTTTATTATCTGTTGTTGATGATTTAAGTGATTCACTTTTCTCTGTTAATAATGGAGCAGGTCTTCCTGTGTTGGAAGTTTTTGCTGATGACCGTATTGTAGCTGGACAGTACAATAGCGGCGACTTTGTTTTAGTTAACAATAAGATAGGAATTGGTACGACCAATCCAGCTAATAAACTCTCTGTAATTGGCGCGGCAAGCATAGGTAGTAACTCTTTCAATGTCGCCGCTCCTGCAAATGGCTTAACTGTTGAAGGCAAAGTTGGAATTGGAACAAGTTCAGTAGATTCATGGGCACAATTAAAAGTTATTGGTACAACTGCTTTAGGTGGAATTACTTATGTTACTGATAAAATTCAAGCATTAACTGCTTTCCCCGGTTCTGCTACTTCATTGTTATTAAATCCTGATGGTGGCAATGTAGGAATAAATACAACAAGCCCAGCGCAAAGATTGCACGTTCGTGGCGAGCAAGTTTATTTATATAATGATTTAAATACTAGTAATACATTCTTCTACGCAAGAAATTCTGGCGCGGGTAATGCTGGAATCAAAATGAAGAATATAGATGGCGAATGGACCATCATAGCAAATGATCGTTTACGTTTTATTGATGATGATGCGGGGGTTGAGAGATTAAGTATTTTAAGCAATGGTAATGTAGGTGTAGGTTTAACTATTCCTCAAAAACCTCTTGATGCTATTTCTTCAAGTAATGATTTCGTAACTGTTGGAGCAACGTCATTAGGCGTTGGAAATTGGTGCGGTATACATTTTGGATATAGAGAAAATAATAACTTCTATAGAAAATCTGCCATTGTTTTTGAAAGAACAGATTTAACTTCAAGCAACTCTCAAGGCAAAGTTCACATTTTAAATGGACCTCAAGCTGGTTCTAGCAATGCTACTTTATCAGATGCAAAGATAACAATAAATGAAGCAGGTAAAGTTGGCATAGGCACAACAGAGCCATTAAATAAATTATCAGTAATAGCTTCTAATGGTACAGCTTATTATAACAGAACTGATCCAGTAGCTACATTCCAAGGGGCTTCTCCTTCTACGATTTTAGTATCAGTAGATGGCAATGTTGATGGTTACTATGCTGAATTAAAATTAGGCAACGCTCAATCAACATATTATCCATATTCAGCTTATGTAAGAGGTATACAAGGTGCTGGAATAGACTATTATAGACTTGAATTTGGTACATCAGCAGGATCTGCTGCTAATACCAGAATGACAATTGCGAATAACGGAAACGTTGGAATAGGATTAACAAACACACAACATAAACTACAAATTTCAGGCGGCTCTGTTGCTTTCACTAGCAGTACTGGTTTAGCTGTTGAAATGCTTGGAATTACTCCTTTAAATATTGCTTATGTTGGTCCTTATGCGACAACTACAGATGGAAATGCTCCATCATTAGTTTTATTTAATCATGGAGCTTCCGTACAGCAAACTTATTTCTATTCTAGCGGCAGAATAGCGATGGTTCTTAACAAAGAAGGTCGTTTAAATATAGCAGGAAATGCTGGAAATACTCCGCCAGCTTTATTAAATATAGGTCCAACTTCCTCTGTGACCGCTGTAAGTGGAATGAGTTTTGGTAATGATGCTGAAGCTAATTTTTACAGATCCGCAGAAGACACAATTAAATCAGATGGAAATTTAATAGTAGTAGGAAACGTTACTGCCGCAAATCTAGTATCTGGTAATGGTACTTTAAATTATATTACGAAATGGAATGGCACTAAATCAGTAACAAATAGCCAAATCTTTGATGATGGTACTTATGTAGGCATAAATACAGTAAGCAATACAACTTATAGACTTCAAGTCAATGGTAGTTTTGCTGCTACAACAAAGAGCTTCGATATAGTTCACCCAACAGTTTCTGGCAAGAGGCTAACCTATGCCTCTCTAGAAGGTCCAGAAAATGGCGTTTATTACAGAGGCCAAGGTAATAACAATGAAATAAACCTACCTCATTACTGGTCAGGATTAGTTCACGAAGACTCTTTAACTGTCAATTTAACAGCAGTAGGCAAGCGCAAAGATGGAAGAGTTAGAAACTATAGTGTAGATCAAATAGGTCACAACAAAGTGTACATTTATACAGATAGTGATGATAATATATATAATTATTACTATACAATTTTTGCAGAGCGTAAGGATGTTTCTAAACTTGTAACTGAAAGGTATACGGAATAAAAATATGGGCGATATCGTAATTACACCAGCATCTAATGATGTAAATTCAACAGCAGGGACGCTGACAGTCAGGACATCTGACTCTCAGCCTATTTCAATAAAGACTAATGATGTAAATAGACTTTATGTGACTTCTGCTGGAAACGTTGGAATAAATACAACCGCTCCCGCAGAAAAACTACATGTATCTGGAAATGTCATCATAGGAAATAATGTTTATGGAAGTTCATATGGTCAGTATTTAAGGTTCCCTTTCGTCTCAGAGAATTTAACAACAGGCACTTTAAGAGCTTATTTGCAATTTGATTCTATCGAAGACTATTCTGTTAATCTTAGCGATGCTTGGAAATGGAAATTGGGTACAGTTGCAAGGGCTGGAAATGCTGGAAATTATAATTCACAATTTGAAATACTTAGAACCACTAGAGTTGGGGTTACAGACAATACTGATTTTGCTATAAGTAGAGATGGATGCGTTGGAATTGGAACGGTATTGCCTTCTGGAGGTTTGCATATTAATAATGCTCAGGGAGCTTTTTCTGAAGTAGTAAGACTTCAAAGAAATGGTGGAGTTTTTTATTCTGTTGGTCTTGATACTAACTTTTTAAATATTGCTTATAATGGAAATACAAATGGAAGTAATATTTTCGTTCTTAGAAATAATGGTTTTTTAGGTTTAGGAAATCTACAAACTGCTCTTTTTAATTTAGACATTGCTTCTACTCAAGGGCAGGGTATTCAATTAAGATATGATACTACTACTGGTTATCGCGCTCAAATTACTCCTTATTGGAATAGTAATACAGACACAAGAATAGACTTTGCTATTAATAGATCAGCTAATCTAGTAGCTGATGTAATAATGTCGGTTGGTTATGCTAGTAATGTTGGCGTTGGCACGACAAGACCTGTACAAAAACTTCAAATTGAAGGTACAGTTGGAAATCCTGCTTCTATTACCACAACTCAAAGTGGAATTTTCAGAATAAGCAATACTACAGACAACGCTGTCCTAGATTTTGGCATAAGGGCTGGCGGAAATGGTGCTTGGATTCAATCCACGGACGAAACAGATTTAAGTGCAAACTATCCATTGTTATTAAATCCAAATGGTGCAAATGTTGGTATTGGAACTACTATTGTCACAGGAAGATTAAATGTTACTAGAAATTCAAACACTTCTCAGCCTATTGGCTATTTTTCTGAATTATTCACAAATCCAGCGGCTACAAATATAATTTTATTAGAAAGAGGTAATAACGTATCCGCAGCAAATCAATTAAGTTCAAACGCCGGTTTAAGAATTAGAGATCACTCATCAAATTATTCTTTATCTGTAGAAGATCATCTTAGTAATTTAAATTTTGCAATAAGCGGATCAAGAGTTTTAATCGGCACAAGAACTACAAGTTCTCTTTTAAATATTGGCGGAGTAGGTTCAACAGCCCCAGCAAGCGGTATAACACTTGGAGGAGATGCTGTCGCTAATCTATACAGAAGCACGGCTTCTCAAATAAAAACAGATTCTCAATTAGTCGCTGCTGGCGGATTTTATTCTACTAGCACTAGCAACTTCATGGAGAGTCTTTCTATAGGCACTTCAATAAATATAGAAGGTGGTCCAAACGAAGGTCTATTTTTAGGAGATACAAGCAGATGGTACATTGGTACAACAGATAAGACTTATACTGTTAATGCGGATGGTGATTTGCATTTTAGAGATAGTACTAATTCTATAACTAGAATGATAATTCAATATGCTAGTGGTCACGTTGGCATAGGCTCAACAGATCCTGCTTATAGACTAGATGTTTATGATACTAACAAAAACATTGGAAGATTTTACAATAATCAAACTTCTCTTGAATTCTTTTTAGGAAGTACTAATAATACATTATATACTGATCTCTTCTTAGTAACAAGCAACGGTAACGCTCAAATTTTTAAAAATAGAAGCAATGCGGGTTGGGGAGGAGTTGACTCTCTTAACATTTATACAACTATTGGACCTATAGCATTTCATCCGTCAGGCGTACAAAATGCATTATATTTAAATGAAATTGGTAATGTTGGTATAAATGTAGCAAATCCACCTAATAAATTGGTTTTATATGATAACAAAAATACTAGCACTTGGAATAGTAATTCTGCCGGTAATATTTCAAATATACAAGTAGTAAATTATCAAACTGGATTAAATATACCTGCGGTAATTGAATTAGTTCAAAATGATCATTCTTCTGTAAGGTTGGCTGGTTATAAGGTTGATGCAACAAGTTATTGGTTAAGTAATTTTGGCATTTCTGTCAGAAAAGCTGACACTAATATGCATCAAGTTTTTACGGCTCAATATGATGGGAATATTGGTATAGGTACAACAAATCCAAATTACAAATTAGATGTTGCTGGCGCAATAGCAATGCATGATGAAGCGCAAGACATTGATGCAAGATATTATGGTGGCACTTTCTTAAGAGGATGGTCAAGTTTTAGTAATGGTACAGAAGCAAGCATCACTTACACAACAGATGCGACATGTCCAGTTGGAATAGAAGTTATTTCTGTGTCTACTTTCGTTTGGGCAAGAGGTCCAAAAATTAGATTGGATAAGACTCAAAATTACGAAATAGAAGTTTGGGTCAAGAGACAAACGGCAAATACAGGAGGTGAATTTTATCTTGTAGTTTCTAATTATTCTAGCGATGGTAGTATCCTAAGTGGAGATGGTACAGATTGGCATTATCCAGCTTCATCAAATCCACCATCATCTTCTTGGACAAAATACACTACTATAGTCGGTCCATACGGAGGAAGCAAGGATCATAGTGCAAATGCTAGATATATAAGCGTTGGGTTTATTGCTAATTATACTACGGGCACAGATGTTGTTTACATGACGGGATTTAAATGCCGTCCAATTCCAAAATACAATAACAACAATTTAACTCTATTTAATGACGGTCGCGTAGGAATAGGTACAACTCAGCCAACTGGAGTTCTTCATTTACATGGAAATACTAATAGTTGGTTGACTTCTCCTAGTATTGTAATGAGCAGTAATTCAACTGTAAATGCTAATATTAGAAATTGGAGAGTTGGACCTGCTGATACAAATTATGGTAATTTTCATATTGGTGTTTCAGATGTGCGTGGAGGAGTAGTAGATAGTAACGCAGAAGCTCAAGCTTTTACAATTACTTATGATCAAAAAGTAGGTATAGGATTAACAAATCCATCTTATCCATTGCATGTAGCTAATACTAGTGTTTACCATATAGTAGCAGAACAAACTAAAACAGATACTAGCGACACTAGCGCATATGCTACTTTTTTTGTTATAAATAAGGCTGGCACATCTCAAATTAACGGATATTTTGGTGCTGGTGGCGCAGGTGTTGGAAATGCGTCAATGCAAAACCATGTTTACATCGGCGCACAAAGTAATCATGGTTTAAGGCTATTTACAAATGATACTGCTAAAGTTACTGTGCAAACAGATGGTAAAGTTGGAATAGGTACAACTAATCCATATAGTTTATTAGATGTTCAATTAGCTTCTGCTGCTACTAGATATTTGACTTTATCAACTAATGATGGACAAGGTAGCTTTAATGGATTCGGATTAAACTTCAGAATAGCAGATACGGCTCATGATATTGCCCAAATTAGAGGAGATTACGAAAATAGTAATGGAGGTGGCTATGGAGGTTTATTTATTGCTACTAGATTTTCAGGAACTCTTTACAATAGACTTGCTATTAATGACAATGGAAGAGTAGGTATTGGTGTTAGTTATGGAACCACTTTGTTAACAGTTGGTGGCGCAGGCTCAACAAGTGCTGCAAGTGGAATAACTTTTGGAGGAGATTCCGTAGCTAATATTTATAGATCAGCCGCAAGTCAACTTAAAACAGATGGTGGATTTGTAGTTTCAAATACTTTAGTAGTAGGAGGTGGAGAATTTGGAATAAGAATTTTTAAAGATGGTTCTAATTCTATATCTTCTACATTGTATTTAGCAAATGCAGCCAACACTAGAGCCTACAATTTCCAACAAAATGCCGCAGGTACGAATTTGGCTCTTTGGGGCTATAATTCTTCTAATATTTGGCAGAATTTGGTTAATTTTAATTACAATGGTAGCGTAGGTATTGGAACGACAACTCCATCAGGAACACTTCACATAGTTTCTTCTGTCGCTGGCGAAACCGTTTTTAGAGCAGATGGTACAAATGGTACACTTTTATCAGTAGTAGATGACCTTAGCGATTCTTTATTCTCTGTAAACAATGGTGCTGGATTGCCAGTCTTAGAAGTGTTTGCCGATGATCGCGTTGTCATGGGGCAATATAATAGCGGAGATTTTGTTCTTGCTAATAATAAAGTGGGAATAGGCACAACAAACCCAGCTAATAAATTATCTGTAATTGGAGCAGTCAGCATTGGTTCTAATACTTATAATGTCGCTGCTCCTGCAAATGGTTTAGCTGTACAAGGAAACGTTGGTATTGGTACAACTAATCCTGTTAGTAAATTACATGTTAAATCTTCCACTGCGCAAGATGGAATAATGATTGATTCAGCTACTTATTCAGAAGTTGCTTTTAGAATAAATGGAGGTGCTACTAGATCATTTTTAGCTTTAACAAGTATAGCAGGTGGATATATAATAGGTTCAACTGCAAATTCTTTTATTATAAGAAATGATAGTGATATATTTATTACAGCTAATGCTGGAGCAACTTCACATATAACTGTAAAAAATAATGGTGATATTGGTATTGGAACAACAAATCCCTCACAAAAATTAGATGTTCGTGGAAATATAAAGTTAGGCGCAGACAATGCAGGTAACTATATTTATTATGTAAAAGATACAGAAGGAACGATAATTAACACTTCAAGATCAGATGTAAGTCAGCAAGGTTTACTTAGATCAGATGGTTGGGGTAATTTTACAGTAGATAAAAGTATTGGTGTTGGATATAGTTTAGGAAGCTCATTTGCTTCTTCTACTATTGGAAATGGTAATTTATATGTTGCTAATACTATAGGAATAAATACAACAAATCCAGCCGAAAAACTAGATGTTAGAGGAGGAGTCCTAAGAACGAATACTAGAATTACTAATTCTGAAAGTTATCCGCTTGGTCACTATTCTCCCGGAGAAACGGTATTTGAAATAGACCCCACATGGAGCCAAGCTGAACTTCAAAAATATTTTAATAGTAGTAGTGTCACTTGGGTAGCAGTAGCTGATGCTCCCGGGGGTTATTGTATTTATATTGATGGATCAGCTAATGTTGGTGGATTTGCTGATTCTGGCTTCCCTTATATTCCAGTAGACACTAGTGATATTTTCTACATGGAATGTTGGATTCAAAATGTAGGAACAAATCAAGGTCACTACATGGGAAGCCAAGATTTCGATCACAATTTTAGTAGTTTAGGAGGCAATCCCGGTTCTTATGGTTATTGGGTAATGAGTAATTATAGTCCCGGTACTAGTTGGACTAAAGTAAGTGGTTATATTACTGGATTTGGAAGCTCAGTTGGTCAATTTGTATCTGGTACAAAATATTGGACTCCTCAAGCTTTATTCAATTATACAGCAGGAACAGGAACAAGAGCTTGTAGAATTTCTGGATGGAAAATTATAAAAGTTTATCACCCCGGAAATAGAACTTTTGCAGGAAGTATAAGCGCAGGTACAAGTATTAGTGCTGGTACTAATCTTACTGTTGGTGCTGATCTTTATGTTGCTGATGAGTTAGGTGTTGGAGTAGCAATTGCAAATAAGAGATTTAATTATGGTGCGCAGATTGAAGTAGCTAGTGCTTCTATCCAATTAGTTTTAGGAAGAGGTGCTTCTTCTACTGGTCAAGGAGGAATTGGAGCAGATGTAAATAGCACTTTCGCAGTATGGA